AAGAGCAGTAATAATTCTTTTTAATTCTTCTCTGAATGGATCAAAGTCTGGATCCTTTAGTAGTTCAGAATCTACTGATAGTTTTTCTATTCCTTCAGTACATTCTAGGAGTATCATACAACCCATTGCCTCTGCACTATAAGGTCTTACTGTTGGTTGTTTTGGTTCCAATGATGACGCCATAGCAGGAAATGCTAAAGATAAAACTAAACCAACTGAGGTGAATAACTTTTTCATTCGTTCCACCAACCTTCTTCTTTGTGTATCCAGACTTTCAAATCTTTCACATACTTTCTCAATATCTGGGCCTGTTCTTCATGCCAAAAATCACCCGTCTCAATATAAAGACGGGTGTGGTTGTCTATGGCTTGGAGTATTTTATGGATGGGAGCATTCCAACACTCCCTTTTTGGAGTGTTCCATTCTCTTGGCACGGTATTACTAGCGAATGAACCTCATTATATCTAAAATAATCAACCTGACAATTGCCAGGACTAATCTCAACATACCCAACTACCATAAAAGCAATAAAATCTATCACTTTTTCTTACCACCATTCTTTGCCTTTTTAGCATTTGCATTACCAGAATTCTGCTTTTTATTATTAGCAGAACCTGCACTACCTTTTTTACCTTTGTTTGCTGATTTTGCCATCATGCTCCACTTGTGCGGGGTTGTACTTGACCTTCTAAAACTTCAACTCTTTCTTCAAGACTTGGTTCAGTAGTTGTGGCAACTTCTGGTGCTACAGGTTCTGGAGTAGGTTCTACTACCACTTCTCTACGTGGTTCTTCTTTCTTTTCGTCATCATCTCCACCTTTCTTCATAGTATTAATACCAAATGTGGCAGCAGATGCTGTGAAGACAGTTGCAATAAATGTTGGGTCCATTTTAGCAAGAGCCCCAGCATAACTAGCAGTGAGAAGTGCGGCAGACCAACCCAAAATGGCGATACGAATAACAGTACTCATACACTTTTCCTTTTTGTTTGGTGTTTCCATTTGTTCCTTAGTTTGAGGTTAACCTTTTTTCCAAGCTTCACCTTCTGCTTTTCTTCTACGAGCAAGACCTGCTTCTACATTTGAACCAGGATTTCTGTAGAGGTAAAGCGCATCGGGAACTAGATCCCACTCTTTATTCTTCAGGCGTTTAGTAATAGTATTAAAGTTATCACCACCGTAAAAACCGGCACCAAGATTATAAGCAAAGCTGAGCAGAGCGCCTCTTTTTCCATCAGACATTTCACTCCAATGAGGGATTTTACGCAAGGCAGGAAGGAATTCATTCTTGCATTGTTCGATAAGAAGTTGGTCTGCTTCTTGTTGGGTTAAAGTATCACCAAGTTTAAAGTGCGACCCGTCCTTCTTACGAGTAGAACCCCAACCAATAGTGATTGGGAGACCGCCAGTAAGGGGGTCGGGATATGCTTTAAGATGACATCCTTCAAACTCTTTAATGAGTTTAAGACCCATCATTGGAACATCATCACCACCTGTTACAGGAGCTGCAGCAGCGGGTGCAGATGCTGGTGCAGCACTAGTCTTTTTTCCACGATAAATCTCCGCCCAATCAATATTATCTTCTAGATATTTGACTGGGAGGTTATCTTCCAACCACTGTACTGCTTTAACATGATTGGGGTTCTTCTCGTCATAAAACTTGAAGAAGTTATGTAGATCGATTCTTGCCATTGTTGTCTCCGAAATACCGTTGATAAAGTTCGTTTGCTTCTAAATGCTTACCACTATTTGTAAGATCTTTAATTACCTTAAGCATTTTTGCTTTAAATCTAGTCGAAGATTCTGCCCCATCCATCGTTACCTCCTGGGCACCAACGATGCTTAAGAACTGCTTTGGTGTAAATGGTCTTCTTACCATTTGTAACTGGACCAGTATAGTTATCATTTAATGAACCATATGGATCATTTACATAATAACCTTTGCCATCTGGTGTCTTACCGATTACAACACACATGTGCCCACCAGTAGGTGCAGAAAGAGAACCCCTATGGAGAATACCAATAACGACAGGTTTCCCAGCGTCAAGACTTTTATCAATATCAGCGAAAGAAAGATTGTAACTAAAGTGTGACTTAATTCCATAACCTGCCAGAACTTTTGTCTGTACGGCATGGTCAGTCGTATCACCAATTGCAAATACTTTCTTGACATATTCATCATCACCTTTGATGCTTCCTGGCTTGAGGAATGCAAGACACATAGCACACGATGAAGAGTTGCAAGTTCTATGTGCATCTCTATAGTTATCTACTTGATTGAAATATGGAACTGCAAGAACTTCTGGTGTAGGGGGTTTAGTTCTGAAAATTCCAATCCAATCTGTTTCTGAATCGTCAAGGAATTGAGCAGGTAGGTTATCCTCTAACCATTGTACTGCTGCCACATGGTTTGCATTACTATCATCATAAAATTTAAAAAAGTTATGAAGATCTAGGGTCATTGGATATTACTTAAACACTGAAGATATTTATAAAAAAAGCGCCCTTTCGGACGCTTGATTATTTTCATGCAGTAACAGTTTCTCGAACTGTAGATTTTACATACTCAAGAATGTTTTCTGGAGTAGTCGCCTCATAAGGGTCGGTGGCGGCATTGTCCCGTTGCCCCTCCTCAACGAATAGTTTCTCGATGATTCCGTTATCCACGACTGCAGCATAACGCCAAGAGCGACTACCGAAACCAAGGTTAGACTTAGTGACGAGCATACCCATAGAACGTGTGAAATATGCATTACCGTCCGGAATAAGTTTTACATTCTTAATGTTCTGGTCTTGTGCCCAGGCATTCATCACAAACCCATCATTAACAGAGATGCAGTAAATAGCGTCGATGCCACTACCAATAAAGTCGTCGTATTTCTCTTCGAATCCAGGTAACTGATAGGCACTGCAAGTAGGAGTGAAAGCACCAGGCAGGCTAAAAATGACCACACGCTTTCCATCGAAAAGTTCTGCAGATGTACGAGTTACAAACTCACCATTCTCACGAAATACGAATTCAACCTGAGGAATTTGATATTGTTCCTTACGCATCTTAACCTCCATCAAAACACGCCGGGAATGATCTGACCCGTAGCAAGATAAGAACCGACAGCAGCAACGAAGCCAATCATTGCAGCCCATCCATTAATACGTTCTGCCTTTTCAGTAAAAATTTTGTTCATTGTTTTTCTCCTTGATAAGAGTGTTTTTGTTTGAGTTCAGGATTTGGTTGTGAAGGAACAATTGGGTTCCTTGACTTGTTTTTAATTACGATGAAAGCATCGTTTTGGTAGGATACAGTTCCAAATGGTTTTGCCCATTTTGGATTTGCATTTGGACTGGTAGCAGTTCCTGTTACTGCTACACCACCAATCTCAACAGAGATTTCGTCGTTAGCATCCCATCCAAGTTTTTCAAGGGCAATTGCAAATTGCCCCAGCATACCTCCAGTACTCACAGATTTTCTTCCTGCTCAGTGAGGATTACACAATCACTTGTGGGATATGCTACACAAGTAAGCACCCAACCTTCTGCTTGTTGGTCATCATCAAGGAACGATTGTTCTTCGTTATCTACAGTACCACTGATCAACTTGCCAGCACAAGCGGAGCAAGCACCTGCCTTACAAGATGAAGGGAGGTCAACACCTGCCTCTTCTGCTGCTTCAAGGATGTATTGATCATCAGCACATTGAATGGTAGTTTCAGTGCCATCGGGAGATTGAAGAGTAACATTAAAAGTGGTCATTAGTAAGTCTCACAAATTTTTTCTACAGACGCTGCCAGTAAAACAAAAAAGGCAACTGAAGTAATTGTAAAGATAGTTGAAGTCATTGTCAATCAATTGTCAGAAGATGCCGAAGAAGAAGTTGCCAGTGAAAGCATAAGAAACAACACCAGCAACAAAACCGACCATTGCCCAGCGTCCATTCATTTTCTCCGCTTTTTCTGCATAGGGTTCGATACCATAACGTTCAAGGTCTTCCTTGGTCATGTACATCGCGGGTTCTTTGGCAAACATATTCATTTGCCCAAACTCGTTTTTTGTTACAGTCATTTTTCGTTTTATTACGAATTGTTACACAATTATATAGGAAAAATAAAGGGGTGTCAAGCACCCCTGGTAGTCATTTATACCTAATTTTGTTAGGAGATCAGAACTTAAATGTGGTTTGAACCAGGGCACCGAAGGTATCAAGACCACCTTGACCCGTAGGATTGCTTAGATAGAACACTGCAGGAGTTACAGCAATGTTATCAGTAACTTGCACTTTGTAATATGCTTCAAGAGCATAGTTACCATCTTCACCATCTTCACCATTCTGTTCGGTTACGAAGGTAGGTTGACCCACTGCAAATCCAAGAGCATTACCCTTAGCAAGCACATTGTTCCAAACCAGACCAGTGTACCAGGATTGTGACTTGGTATCACCAGCAGAAGCATAAGTAGAGTTATTATAACCCCAACCAGCAGAGATCGAAGGAGCCCAACCAGTAGTGGAAGGTTGCCAGTAACCAGCAAGAGAGAATGCGTTGGTATTACCACCTGTTGCACTGTTAGGAAGCGCAGAGGTCAGAGTAGGAGTACCTTGAATGCTCACACCATTGTTGGAATAGGTATAAGCACCAGTCAGGTTCCAGTTCTTACCAGTGTATGCAAGTTGAGCAGTGGTAGAAGCAGCAGAGTTACCATTGAACATACCTCCTTCTGCACTGTTACCCACATCAGCATCACCAGCAACATAGGAACCACCAAGAGTCCACTTACCTTGCTTGATAGAAGCACCGAAACCACCACCAAGGACTTTGGTATAGGTTCCAGGAGCACCAGCAAACTGGAAGATGTTCAAAATTGCATCTGCATTATAGACAGAAGGCCATACAGGCAGAATATCATCCTGACGGATACGAGGACCAGCAGCAACAGTTACTTTGCTGCCGACAGGAAACTTGTAATACAGGCGGTTAATGGCAACTACGTCACCACCATCAGCACCATTCAGGTTTTCTTGGAAACCAGCGTCAAGTTTGGTGAGTTTTGTAGGATCGGCACCAAAACCACTGT